TGGGACCTGTTGTTCCCTGAAGACCAGAGGCACCAGTGGCACCAATAGGACCAGTTGTACCTTGCAACCCTGAAGCACCTGTGGCACCAATGGGACCTGTTGTTCCAGTTAATCCAGATGCACCAGTGGCACCAATAGAACCAATGCCACCAGTACTAGAACCTGTGGCGCCGGTAAATCCAATAAGAGTGGAAGTTAAATTTGTAATATTAACTTTGGTTACGCTGGGACTAGATGGTAATATTACTTTAATTATATCTTGGGACATATTATATTCCTGGCATTACACTGGTGGCACCAAGCCTCTTAGTATTAGAATCATATCTCCAATATATATATGATGTGGCACCATAATATGCAGAAGGACCAATACCAGTGGCACCTGTGGCTCCAATATTAGCATTAATATTAAAGTTGGTAGCCGAAGGATTAACCACCATTATTCCCTGTAACACTTTGGTAGTTAGTACGTTATTAGTGATTATGACATCATATGAATATCTTCCAGGAGGAATATATGATGTCGAAGATGCAGGTATTGTTAATTGAATATTTCCGGAGTTAGTGGGAATTGGTATGGCGACTGTAATAGCAAAGACATTTAACGCACAATAATATGATTGTCTGAGTAGAGACTTTCCTGTATATCCTGTCAGGTCTATTGGATTATTACTAGAATCCTGCAATGTTATTGTAACATTGAAATCAACACCCTGATCTAGTGAGAGATTAATTATTCCAGCCATACCTTTATTTAGTCTCCTCTACACGCTGATGGTTGTCTGTATTGTATAGGTATCGTCTCGATTGGCTGTGGTAGGAATTACCTGAATGGTTGTGGTGGTAAGAGTCTGATTGTTTCCCAAGTCTTTGAACTTGATGGCATCAGTCTTGATCACAGCACTGTTATCGTGAACCGGAGGATACATCAAATAATTTGCGGTGAAGTTCAGATTCCAGGTTATGATTCGGTCGTCGGCCACATCACCCTGATACAGATCCTCAGAGGTGATTGAGTTCAGGATGATCGGAACATCTCTCTTAGATCCTCCGGGATTTAGCATATCATTGATGGACACCGTATAGAATGGAGTGAAGTAGGGTAGAATTTGTTCGATGATCTGAAGACCATCATCAATATACTTGACCAAGATCGATACAGTATAGTCATAGGTATAAGGTACCGGATTGAACTGAGTCGTATACTGAGTCGAGAAGTATTGGGTTCCTGTGCCCAACGAAGAAAGATTGATGACTGATCCGGCTATGGCATTGGTATAGGTGGTGGCCAGTTTGATATTATCTGCATCTACTTTGATCGCATAGTATGTAACACCATTGGTAAGATTGCCGATTGCGGTTCCACCATTGCTATGATACACCACTGCCTTACCATTACCAAATCCGTGAGAAGTAATATTAATAGTCTCGGTGGTGATGTTTACTGCTGTGGCAGAATTGAAGTTGACATCAGGTCCGGGTACATAGATGTTCTGAGTCAGGGTCTGAGTCTTACGAGTAGAATCATAAGCCATGCCAGTGAGTTCATAACCGATTCTGGGCAGAGATATCTTGATGTCAACATTATCATTTTGAATCGAGGGATTTCTCTGCTGAAGCATAATGATGGTCTTATCAGCAGGAGAGTATGCCAGAGGACAAAGAATATTCTTGGCCAGAGATCCATCAGTGTTGTATCTCATTACGTGAATATTATCAAACAGGGATCCAAAAGCCGCAGTAAGATTGCGAATGGTCGAGAAGTAGTATGGAGTATTTGTTAGTGACATTATCTTAATTCATCTCGGTATCTTAATTCATCTCGGTAGTCTGAAGGAATTATACTATAAAAATAAGAATCATCTGGGCCATTCAAGACTTTCTTTGCGAAGTCTCGGTTCATAATAAAATTGTCTTTACCCATGTCTTTACCATCACCGATAGACCAGGCAATATAAGTATTGGGTAATTCTGGATTGAATAATTCTGGTTGAGACTTTTCAAAATTTGCTGTAAAAGTTGAATATAATCTACGTCTGCTGGGTTCAGCCGCAGAGAACGCAATTAGATCCGGAGTGTGCTTGATAATGAAATCTTTAACAATATCCTGAACCGTAGCAAATACTCTGAATTGATCACCAGTGCCACTAATTTTGAACGTATCATCATCATCTTTACCTAATTCTTTCATACTGTTTTCACTTATACTGAAATATAGATCCCAATCTGTGGATGTTAATGTTGGCTTCTCACCAACACGAACTAGTCCTACGATATATTCGATTCCAGAATCGGTGGTGAATCTATATTCGATGTTCCGCATGGATGGCTTGCTGACTAATTTCCACTCATAAGGTTTATTAAGAACTTCATTGAGGTACTGTTTGAATGTGAGCATGTCTTTATCCGAAAGGATTAGCCTCCACGTTGTTTATGATACCTTCTGCTACATCCTCAATGTATTGATTCTTGGCAAACGGATCAAGAATACCCGATGCTCCCAGAGCACCATTGTTGGCAAACTTGCTCTGAACCGTATCGGCATTTGTTCCTGTATTAATATCTTCATCAGAGTACTTGAAGACTTCACAGGATAACACAAAGTACTGGCGAGACCCCAGTGGAAATAGTGGGTTCTTATCCTCGATGAACTTGATCTCAAACATACCCTTGGTCACAGGATTATAGATTAGATCTCCTTCGATTGGTAGATTGGCTCCAATATACTTGGCAAAATTCTCCCTTGAGACAATCAGCCGAAGTTGGTAATTTAGTTGGAAGCCGAAATTTGTGATCTGCGGACCTATACCTTGGTATGCATCATAATTTTCAACATGCATCTCAATAGTGAAATTTTTGGTAAAGGAACTAAGAGTGTCCTCGTGAAATAAATTATCCAACTTAACTAGATTACGAGGAATAAACACAAGATCTATTCCAAAACTTTCAATGGCTTCATTAACTAGTTGTTGGACTAAATTTTGTTCGGCTGGAGAACCAATACCACTACCTGATTGAAAGTATGATCTAGTTGGCATATTTTAGCCTATCTGAAAATCCACTGGAAGCTGGTAGTCATTTATCAATTTGTCTTCCAGAATATTACACTCTTCATTGGCCTGAGCATATATCTCAGCCCCATTCAATGTAATTCCCCCGGGAAGATTAACATTCCCAAACTTACTTAGATTACCTCCCCACTGCCTTTTGATGTATGCAGTAGCCAGAGCCTTTAACATATAATCGTCCCATACAGCAGAATATACTATAGGATCTATACGAGTATAAACTTTGAACAATACCGCTGGAGCCATTGCCTTGATGGTGGACAGTGTCTGAGAGAAGAATATCTTTGATGTCTTGCGATTGAAATGGAATGACTTTACCGGAGCCATTTCTTTCTGAATGGTATCCGTATAGGATCGAAGCATATCAAAGTACTGAATGTTACCTGTGGCCACGCCAGGAGTAACATAGAAGTCATTGAGGAAGAACTGATACTGAGCCGAGAACAGATCTGACCCAGAAAGAAAAGATGATGCGGTGAAAGGATATACAGAGACCACAGAGAAGATTTTCGGATCTAGTGGAATGAATCCATTGGTGACATCGATGTCCTGAATCTTATAGACATAGGATGTTTCCTCGATACCATCAAAGTGGTAGTCATAGAAACGATCCAGCGCATCATCGATACGATCATCGATCTGAGTGGTGTCTACGTTGATATCGATGACAGGATGACCAAGTCGTCCTAGACAATATTCCCGAAATTCTTCTCTGTTTTGTGGTCTCATATATCTTATTTATACAAAGTCAATGAATGGCTCCAACTGAAGAATGTCCGAAGAAGAGATGTTGAATGACTCCGGTAGATCCTTCGGACCCAGCTTATCGAAGTTCAGAGTAACTTCTGTTTCGAGCAGTGGCCTCAGTGCTTCTGAGAACAATGGAATGTTCTCTTCCGTGACTGTGGTAATGCCTGTGTCAGGATCTGTCATTCCGAATTTCTCTACCAGCTTCTTTCGATGCTCTTCAAGGTCTGTGATCTCAGATACGACTTGTCGAATCAGTCTACTGATCTTGTATGCTGTTTGAATCGGTAGTGCCTGATTCGTCAGAGTGCCCAACGCTGATTCTGCTTGCTTTAGTTGACCTAGTGTAATTCGCATGTATACCTCACTTGTGTTTACTTACAACAGTATTTAGGTGGACTAGCAGTCCATACATCTACTATAGTATATCACGTAACTACATTTAATATTATAGCGGGTTCTGATCCAAAAGTCAAGCATAAACAAAAAAATATTTTACTTGTGTTCTGGATGCCTATATGGTATAATAGTAGTATGGCTCTTTACATCGATGTGAAGTATCTTGGCTTCGTGTCTTCTGCTCTTCCCCTCTTTAAAAGGAAATCCGACAACCTATGGAACTTCAGGTGTCCATTCTGTAAGGACTCTGAGAAGAAGGCATCCAAGGCCAGAGGATACATCTATGCTCGATCTCAGGAACTATTCTTCCGCTGTCACAACTGTCAGTACGGAACCACGTTCTACAAGTTTCTGGCCAAGGTAGATCCTACACTCCATAAGGAATATATGCAGGAGAAGTTCCTGGATTCCAAGGGCGAGGCCACGAAGAAGGAAGTTCCTGTGATTCCTCAGTTCAAGGCTCCGGTGTTTGGTCTTCGACCTAAGATTAAGCTGGACAAGATCTCGGATCTGGATTCTCAGCATTGGGCCAGGAAGTATATGGAAGGTCGAATGATTCCTGTTGACAAGCTTCATCTGTTCTACTTTGCTCCGGACTTCAAACGGTTCGTGGAAGATATGGGATCAGAGAAGCATAAGGATATGAAGCCGGATGATCCTCGTATTGTCATTCCATTCTATGACGAGGAACACAATCTGATGGCCTTCCAGGGTCGAGCACTGATTGACAATAAGATTCGTTACATTACTATTCGAATGAACTCATACTCTGGTCCGCTTATCTATGGATTGGATCGAGTAAATAAGGATAGTCCGGTGTATGTGGTCGAAGGTCCAATCGATTCCATCTTTCTTCCTAACTGTATTGCCGTGGCTGGTTCGGATCTAAATAGAGTGTCGGCGATGTTCAAGAATCCTGTGATGGTCTTTGATAATGAACCACGCAACAAGGACATATGTAAGATTATGGCTCTGTCACTATCCAAGGGACACCGTATTGTTATCTGGCCTGATGATATGAAAGAAAAGGACATCAATGACATTGTGGGGTCTGGTAAAGATGCGTGTTCTATTATGATGGATAACATCCACAGTGGATTGACGGCTCAGGCTAAATTCGCATTTTGGCGCAAGGCTTGACTTTTTTGATTAAATGTAGTATAATAGTATAGGAGTAACTCAATGAGACTATGGCGTTATAATGATATCGGAGATGAAATCACCTTCAGTCCAATAACCCGATGCGTGGATGATGATGAAATCTTGGAAATGTATTGGGAATACTGGTCCGAGGGAATGAAACTCCGAGGATACACTGAGAAAGAAATAACCAAGGAAGCCTGTATTGATGATTGGGTAGTTGTGAATTGGGCTTGGGAAATTTCAGGAGTTAATCGGAATAGTTAATGGGATACGAAGAAAAAAATATGATAAGCGATGATACGAAATCCACTCCGAAAAAGTTACTGATAGCGATATTATCTTTGGTATTGATACCAGCATTATTTCTATTTGTGGTTAAAGAATGTGTTTGGCTGGTTGAGATTTTAGGATTGGAACCGATTAGATGAGCTATAAAACATACGATGAAATTGTAGATGTGAAGCTGTTGTCATACAGTCAGCCTAGCAGTGAATTCGCTCACCTGAAATGTGACGACTCCAAACAGGTGGATGGTTGG